TCTGGGCCGAGATCCTCGGACTCACGAGCCCGGACACGATCACAGCAACCGGCGATCAGGTCCGAGGCCTTCCCGCCCTCGACCGTGCCAAGGGGCTCGTGGTCAACTCGGTCGCCACCATGCTCGTGGCAGCGTCCGTCATCGGCCCCGACGGTCAACCGGTCGACAAGCCCGCATCGATCACCCGCCCGCACCCGTTGCTCCAGAGCTTCGAGTTCTTCGAGCAGGTGCTCGACAACGCCGTGATGCACGGCAACTACGTCGGCGTCCGTGTCGGTCGCGGCGAGGATCTCCAGATCGTGCCCGTGCCGCTCGGTGCCGTGTCGGTCGACGCCTCCTCGGGCCTGCCGTGGTACACGATCAACGGCGAGGTGTACCACTGGCGCGAGATCTTCCACGTCCGGGCGAACGCACCGGTGGGGACGTGGTGGGGTCTCGGTGTCGTCGAGAAGTTCCGACGCTCGCTGCTGGAGGCGCTGTACTCGCAGAAGTACGGCATGGAGTCGTTCAAGTCGGGCTCGGTCCCGAGCCTCGACGTGATGCTCGACATCGAGAACCCGACGCAAACGCAGATCGACGACGCCAAGGCCGGCTTCGTGGAGAAGTTCGGCGGAGGCAACCGCGAGCCGATCGTGCACGGCAAGGGCATCTCGGTGAACCCGTTGAGCTGGTCGCCGCATGACGCCGAGTTCGTCCAGGCGCGTCAGCTCTCCCTCGCCGAAGCTGCGCTCATGGTCGGCCTGCGCCCCGAGGACATCGGTGCGACCGCAGGCTCGTCGATGACCTATGGCAACCGAAGCGACGACGCACTCCAGCGCATCACCGACGGCTACGGCCCGTGGATGTCGCGAGTCGAAGGGCCGCTCAGTGACCTGCTCGGGCCGGGCTTCACCGTCAAGGGCAACCCCGAAGCACTGCTGCGCACCTCGACCCGGGAACGCCTGGAGATCCGAGAGATCGCCCAGCGCATCGGCGTGGAGACCCCCGACGAGTCCCGCGCCGAGGAAGGACGCGGCCCGATTCACACCGCCACAACGGAAGGTGACACCCAATGACCCCCACCCTGACCCGTGCCGTTCCGCTCGTGGCCGTCACCGGCCGCACCCTCGACGGAGTGGCCTACCGCTACGGCGACCCTCAGCTCGTCACCGACGACGGCGAGTCGCACTACTTCGAGCAGATGCTCCGAGACGCCGACAAGAAGACCATCCGCGACCGCGCCGGCAAGCCGTTCGATCTGCTCATCTGGCACTCACGCTCGGCCAACCTCGGCCAGCTCCCGCCCGAGTCGGTCGGCGACGTCTGGTTCGAGCCCGACGAGGACGAGTGCCGGTTCCGTGCCGTCGTCAAGCGCTCTCGCCTCGGCGACGAGATGCTCGACATGGTCAACGACGGCACCGGCCGCGACGTCTCGGTCGGCTTCGTGCCCCGCCAGACGATCCCGGGCGTACACGACGGCCGGCGCCTGGACTCGCACGCCGAGATCCAGATCCGTGAACTCTCGCTCGCGCCGACCGGCACCGGCCAGTACGCGGGCGCCGAGGTGCTCAGCGTCCGCGCCCTCGCCGCACCCCGCCCGGTCGACCCGACGATCCGGCTCCGCCTGCTCGACCTGTGACGTGGCGCGACCTCGCCGCGTGCCGAGGTGTGCCGGCCGAGGTGTTCTACCTACCGCGCGCTGATTTCTGGCGCGGTCCGAGCGAGCAGTACCTCGCGAACGCTGCGCGTGTCATGGCCGCATACTGCGACCGCTGCCCGGTGCGTGAGCAGTGCCTCGCCGCCGCCATCGACGAGGAGGTCGCCGACCTCGAACGTACCGACGGCGCTCTACGCCGCAACGCCCGCCCGCACGTCGACGGCATCCGCGGCGGAATGACGCCGCACGAGCGCGCCAACATCGTCGCCGAACGCGCCGGGCTGCCGTGGCGAGCGCAGCCACCTCGGCCACGACTCGTCTGCTCCGTCGCAGACTGCCGCAACGCGCACCACGGCCGCGGGCTCTGCCGGAAGCATCTCAAGCACCTCGCCCGTGGATCGTTGCAAATGCAACGAGAGGTATCGTAGAGTCGCGATCACAACCGAACCGACCGGACGCCGACCGGACCCGCAGGGGCACCATCGAGGCACGAACCATCGGATCCTTCCCACCATCTGGAGGTATCCGAAATGTTCACCGCTCCCCTCGGAAGGACCGGGCGTCCGCCCGTGGCCGCACTCGACCGCTTCGCGAAGTTCGTGGACGTCGATGGCGACTGCTGGGAGTGGCAGGGCTACATCAGCACAAACGGTTACGGACAGTTCCGCGGCGACCCCAAGGGTTCGCAGGGCCTCGCTCACCGCTGGGCGTACGAACTGCTCGTCGGGCCGATCCCCAAGGGTCTGCAGATCGACCATCTGTGCCGCAATCGAGCCTGCGTGAATCCAGACCACCTCGAAGCGGTCACCCCGTCCCAGAACGTGCAGCGCCAGCCGCGATGCACCAAGAAAGTCAATGGCCTGACGGCCGGAAAGGTTCCCCAATGAGCAACGTGAGACAGAAGTTCGAGGAGGCCCGAGCCCGGGCCCAGGAACTCGCAGCCAAGTCCGACCGCACCGACGAGGAGTCGACCGAACTCACCGAGGTGCTCGACCGAGCCGAGAAGCTCAAGGGCGAGATCGAGGCCGAGGCCGAGAACGCCAAGCGTCTCGAAGAACTCAAGCTCGACGACATCGCCCAGGTGTCCCGCGCCGTCGCCCTGCCCGGCTCGAAGCCCGCTCCCGCCGAGGCGCCCGAGATGACCGCAGGCGAGTACCTCGTCGCGGCTCACGAGCTGCTGTTCGGTGGTGGCAACGAGTCCGAGTTCCGGGCCCGTGCCGGCAAGTACCTGGACCGTGCGACCACGCTCTCGTCCGACGTCGTCGGGATCATCCCGGCGCCCATCGTCGGCCCGATCATCGACGCATCGAGCGCCCGTCGCAAGGTGTTCGACTCGTTCAGCCGGCGCACCATGCCCGCCAAGGGCAAGACGTTCGAGCGTCCGTACATCACCCAGCACGTCGCGGTGGGCACCCAGTCCGCTGACGGCGCGGCCCTGACGTCGCAGAAGATGACGGTGGCATCGGCCACGGTCACGAAGTCGACCGAGGGTGGCACCCTGGAGGTGCCCCGCCAGGTGATCGACTGGACCGAGCCCGAGGCGCTCAACGCCGTCGTCATGGACTTCGTCAAGGTCTACAACCGCTGGGTGGAGGGGCTCGCAGTCACCCACCTGGAGGCGCTGCCCGGCGACACCACGCCGTACGACGACGCCGACATCGAAGGCATCGTCGAGAGCTACGTCACCGCAGTCACCGCGGCCTACGCCGCAGCCGACAACGATGACATCCCGCTCACGATCTGGCTCGCCATGGATGCCGCCACCGAGCTGACCGTGCCGCAGGGCGCCACCGACCGCACCGCGTGGTCCGTGGTCCGCGAGGCGTTCGACGCTCTCGACGCAAACGTGTCGTGGGTGACCTCGACCCGCCTGACGGCCGGCACCCGGATCATCGGCCCGGCCGACTACGTCGAAGGGTACGAGCAGCTTCACGGCCTGCTCAGCCTCTCGAAGGCGTCGAACCTGGCGACCGATCTGAGCTACTCGGGCTACGTCGCCTTCCACGGCTTCGAGGACTACTTCCTCAGCATCGAAGGCACCTGATCCATGGCAGTGACCGCAGCCGACGCGATGGCGTGGTGCGACCTGGACTCGGATGTCATGTCCGAGCAACTGGTCGCGCTGTTCGACATCGTCGTCGGCGCGGTCGTCGCCCACATCGAGACCCACTACATCGCGCCACCGTCGGAGGACGTCAAGGACCTCGCCTGCCTCATGCAGGTCAACCGGTGGTGGATGCGCAAGGACTCGCCGGGCGGTGTCATCAGCTTCGACGATCTGGGTGCGGTGCGCGTCTCCCGGCTCGACCCGGACATCGCCGCCATGCTCAGCGCCAAGGTGATTTTCTCGTGATCGCCTCGCTCCGTGACGTTCGGGCCGCACTGGCCGAGGCTCTCGCCGCCGGACCAGACAGTGGCGGTGGTGGCTTCGGGATGCGCGTGTACGACGTGCTCCCGGCCGGCGCTGCCCAGCTCCCGGCGCTCGTCGTCGGCTGGCCCACCCTCGTCGACTTCACCTCGGGCACCCTCAACGGCGCCTCGGACATGACCATCCCCATCACCGTCGTGGTCGCTCTCGGCTCCGACGCCACCCAGTCACAACGGAAGCTCGACGACCTCGTCGACGGCGAACTCGCTTCGGCGCTCGCTGACGCAGTCGATCCTCCGTGGCAGTACCTCCAGGTCGTGCGCGTCGAAGCGTTCCGCACGATCACCATCGGCGAGACCACCTCGGCGCTCGCTGCCGACTTCATCATCGAACTACTCGCCTGAGGAGGCAAGACCCATGATCCAGCTCACCGGAGATCTCGAAATCGAAGGCCAGGACGTCTCGGCGTTCGTGCACTCGATGATCATTCGCCGCACCCGCAACTCGGTCACCGTCCCGCCGACGCTCGCGAACATCCGCGAGGTGACGAAGGCCGGCGCCCTCGTCGAGTCCCTGGAGATCCGCTTCCACTCCTCGCTCGCAGCCTCGTCGCTGTGGGCCGAGCTGTACGACGCCATCGACACCGACTCGGCCGAGCTGACCTTCGTCGGCAAGCTGAACCCCGGCGCGGTCGGTGTCGACAATCCCGAGTTCTCGGGCTCGTTCGTGGTGATGGGCATCGACACCGGTGCCGACGTCGGTGCACTGCGAGAACAAACTCAAACGTACGCAATCACCGCCGACGGCATCGACAAGGCGATCTCCACGTGAGGTTGATCGATCGCACCGGCGACGTCTACGGGCGTCTCACCGTCATCGCTCAGGCCCCGAGCCGCCGCGGTGAGACCATGTGGCTCTGCCAGTGCTCGTGTGGAGAGACGACGGCCGTGAACCGTCGAAGCCTCGCCAAGGGAAGGTCGCGCTCGTGCGGTTGTCTCCGCGACGAGCGTGCACGAGAGAGCCATCTCACCCACGGCATGAGGGGCTCGCGCGAATACACCTCGTGGTATTCGATGAAGACCCGGTGCACGAACCCGCGGAGCAATCGGTTCGCCCTCTACGGAGGCCGAGGCATCACGGTCTGCCCCGAGTGGGTCGACAGCTTCGAGCAGTTCTTC